TCCTATGGCCGGAAAAACAAAAAGCGTACAAAACTATATCAGTGCCACATATCCAGATGGTCATGTTGAAACTATGTTTACACCGCTCGCTCCATACGATACCCCCCATGCTCTAGATATAATATGCGAGGAATATAATCGTGTTATTGGAAATATGGAAGTTGAACCACTAATTGCAATTCCCATCTTTATTCATGATTTTCTTTGCATACATCCATTCAATGATGGAAATGGACGAATGAGCCGTTTACTTACAACACTTTTGCTATACAGAAATGGTTTTTATGTTGGTAAGTATATTTCACTGGAAGCTAAGATTGCTAAGAATAAAGATCTGTACTACGATGCACTTGGACAGGCACAAATTGGCTGGCATGAAGGTTCGGAAGATTCGGTGCCATTTATTAAATACTTGCTTGGTACCATTCTTGCTGCGTACAAGGATTTTGAAGAACGTTTTGAGCTTGTGGAAACAAAGCTACCAGCACTTGAAACAGTAAGAAGAGCAACCTTAAATAAAATTGGTCGCTTTACGAAGCAGGATATTCGAGAACTTTGCCCTTCACTTAGCATAAGCTCAATCGAAGGCGCTCTTCGTAAATTAGTCGCTTCGGGCGAACTAAAGCGCGAAGGATCAGGAAAAAGCACCTGCTATTTTAGAATTAAATAATTCCCTTAAAAATTTTACTTTTTCCCTTAAATCAAGACTTCATTTAAGGGAAAAAACAATACTAAGGTTAAGCATCTCTTTGGAGGTGCTTTTCTTTTGCCCAAATTTAGAAAGGAGGCGTATGAAATATGAGCATTATATCCGGTTTATTTAGGTCAAGAGATAAGCCGACCAATAGTATTAATGGCAGCAGCTACCGCTTCTTATTTGGTGGTAGCACTTCTGGCAAATTGGTCAATGAACGCTCAGCCATGCAGATGACAGCAGTTTACGCTTGCGTTCGTATTCTTTCAGAGTCCATTGCAGGATTGCCTGTTCACCTATATCAGTACAAGGATGGCTGCAGCAAAGCAAAAGCTATCGAACATCCTCTTTACACGTTGCTTCATGATGAGCCCAATCCTGAGATGACATCCTTTGTTTTCCGAGAAACGCTCATGACGCACCTACTTTTGTGGGGAAATGCCTACGCGCAAATCATCCGCAACGGTAAAGGTCAGATTGTTGGTTTGTATCCCTTGATGCCAAATCGAATGTCTGTTGACCGGAATGACAAAGGCCAGCTTTACTACCAATATCAGATGCAGGATTCAGATGCCAATACAGGTAAGACAGGAACTGTAACTTTGAAGTCCTCGGATGTGCTTCATATTCCGGGCCTTGGCTTTGATGGTCTTGTCGGATACTCTCCCATTGCGATGGCCAAGAACGCCATTGGTCTTTCCATCGCCACGGAGGAATATGGAGCGAAGTTCTTTGCCAACGGTGCAACGCCTGGAGGACTTCTAGAGTATCCGGGTACCGTAAAGAATCCGAATGCCATTCGAGAAAGCTGGAACAAAGGCTTCTCTGGCAGCAACTCACACAAAGTTGCAATCTTGGAAGAAGGTATGCACTACACACCGATTTCCATCTCCCCAGAACAAGCACAGTTTCTGGAAACCAGAAAATTTCAGATTGATGAAATTGCTCGCATCTTTCGAGTGCCGCCTCACATGGTTGGTGATTTGGAGAAATCGAGCTTTTCTAATATTGAACAGCAATCGCTGGAGTTTGTGAAGTACACGCTGGAACCTTGGATCGTTCGTTGGGAGCAGTCCTTGAATCGTGCACTTCTTACGGTTTCCGAGAAAGCTACTTATTTTGTCAAGTTCAATGTCGATGGCTTGCTTCGTGGCGATTATCAAAGCCGAATGAACGGTTATGCCACGGCAAGACAAAACGGCTGGATGTCTGCAAATGACATTCGAAAGCTTGAAAACCTAGACCGCATTCCGCCTGAACTTGGTGGTGACTTATATCTTATCAACGGAAATATGACCAAGCTGGAGGATGCTGGTATTTTTGCAGCAACCACTGCTGCTGGAAAGGAGGAACATTTCTATGAAGAAGTTTTGGAAGTGGAAAAATCAGATGACGACAAATCAGGAGACGCAGGAAACAGCGATGAAGAGAACTCTGTTTCTATACGGAACAATCGCCGAGGAAAGCTGGTTTGATGATGACGTTACACCGCAGCTTTTTAAGGATGAGCTGCTTTCAGGCAGCGGTGATATCACCGTTTGGATTAATTCTCCCGGTGGTGATTGCGTGGCCGCAGCTCAGATCTATAACATGCTGATGGACTACAAAGGTAATGTCACAGTCAAAATCGATGGTATTGCAGCATCCGCGGCATCTGTTATTGCAATGGCAGGCACGAAGGTGCTGGTCTCTCCGGTGTCTATGATAATGATTCACAATCCGATGACCGTTGCTTTTGGTAATACCGGTGAGATGGAAAAAGCCATCGCCATGCTGGACGAAGTCAAAGAATCCATTATCAATGCCTATGAAATCAAAACCGGCCTTAGCCGAACCAAGTTATCTCATCTTATGGATGCAGAAACTTGGATGAATGCAAATATGGCTGTGGAGCTTGGATTTGCTGATGAAGTCTTAAAGCGTGAGGAAGCTGAGAATGATACCCCTCAGCCTACGGTAGCCACAACTTACTCTCGTGTTGCAGTTACCAATTCTCTTATGGAAAAGCTCGCTACAAAGTGTCATATTGATTCGAAAAAACTCGAACCCGAACCTACTGGTCGCTCTATTGATGCACTGATGGAGCATCTGAACACAATCAAAAAATACATTTAATGGAGGTCATTTACCATGACTATTATGGAACTTCGCGAAAAACGTAATACAGCTCTGGATGCAGCGAAAGCATTCCTTGAATCTCATCGTACTGACAAAGGGGTTCTTTCTATCGAGGACGATGTCATTTACACAAAGATGGAGGCAGATATTGATGCTCTCACCAATGAAATCCACAGACTGGAACGTCAAGAACAGCGTGAGGCGGAAATGAGTAAGCTAATCAATACTCCTCTTACTTCTAAGCCTTCTGGAATGACTGTTCATGACAAGAAAACCGGTCGTGCTTCAGATGCCTATAAGGACAGTATGCTTACTGCCCTTCGTACAAACTTCCGTCAGGTATCTAACGTCTTACAGGAAGGTGTCGATGCCGATGGCGGTTATCTTGTTCCCGAAGAATACGACAACCGCTTGATTAAAGTCCTTAATGGCGAAAATATTATGCGTAAGCTCGGTCACAAGATTACGACTTCCGGCGACCACAAAATCAACATTGCTTCTACCGAACCTGCAGCGGCATGGATTGAAGAAGGTGGCGCGCTTCAGTTCTCCGATGCCAAGTTTGCACAGATTTTACTGGATGCCCACAAGCTCCACGTTGCAATCAAGGTAACCGAAGAGTTGCTTTATGACAACGCCTTCAACCTTGAAAACTATATCATCGACGAGTTTGGCAAGGCCCTTTCCAACGCTGAGGAGGACGCCTTCCTGAACGGTACTGGCGTAGGTCAGCCGCTTGGTCTTTTCGCGACTTCCGGTGGTGGTACGGTTTATAAGACAGTAACCAAGCTTACTGCTGACGACATCATGAACCTTGTATATGCACTTAAGCGTCCTTACAGAAAGAACTCAGCATTCATTATGAATGACCAGGCAATCGCAACCATCCGCACTTTCAAGGACAACAACGGAGCCTATATGTGGCAGCCTTCTTATCAGGCTGGGGAGCCGGATAAACTTCTTGGTTATCCTGTTTACACATCTCCTTTTGCACCAGAAGATGCGATTTCCTTCGGTGATTACAGCTACTACAATATCGGAGACCGTGGCACTCGTTCCTTCAAGCAGCTTACTGAGCTTTTTGCTGGAAACGGTATGATTGGCTTTGTTGCCAAGGAGCGTGTTGATGGTAAGCTTATCCTTCCTGAGGCAGTGCAGATCTTGAAGATTGGCAGTGCTTCTGGCGCTAAGTCTTAAGAAAATAACAGCGGCGTCATTCCACCAGAGTGGCACCACTGATTTCATGATTGGAGGCGATGAGCAATGCTTATAACACTAGAAGAAATGAAAAATTATCTGCGTGTGGATTACGACGATGATGACCGCTTAATCGAAACGCTTATAGCATCTGCTCAGCGTATCTGTATGGATATTCTTCGAGTAGATGACACATCTCTTCTATACGAAGTTGAGAATGCAAAACCGGCAATTATGTACTGTGTTGCATATCTGTTTGAGCACCGAGAAGAAGCGGACCATCATGCTCTCACTATCACGTTGCGTTCACTCTTATTTGGTTCTCGTAAGGAGGTCTTCTGATGGATATTGGTTTATTGAATGTACTTATTATCATCTCAAAAAATGAAGTTACCTTAGATGCCATCGGAAATCATCAAAACGAATGGGTACCCTTCTACACCTGCCATGCCACCGTAAGTGGTGAAGCCGGTAAAGAAGAAACTGACGCAGGCATTGTGGTGGATAATTCGAAAATTGACTTTACAATTCGCTGGTGCAAGAAAGCGGCTGCGCTGGACTCCACCCATTACCAGGTGGAATTTAATGGCGAGCTTTATGATATCAAGGCAGTCGACCATATGAATTTCAAGCATAAGTGTATCAAATTATCCTGTCAGAAAGTGAGGCGGTAATAATGGCTTCTGACAGAGTATCAATTGACCAAATGGCTTCTGTTATCATGGCAGGCTTACAAGATTATGCTGACCTTGCCACAGATGACATGAAAGCTGCAGTAAAGAAAGCCGGAAGCACAGTTAGAAAGCAAATTCAAGCTACGGCTCCTACTGATACCGGAAAATATGCAAAAAGCTGGTCTGTAAAAAATATCAAAGAAACATCAAACTCTTTGGAGATAACTGTTTATTCAAGAAACCGCTATCAGCTGGCCCACTTGCTTGAATTCGGCCATGCCAAGCGTGGCGGAGGTCGTGTTGCTGGCAGAGCACATATTGCTCCGGCAGAACAGACTGGTATT